CTAAAATCATGGGGCAAATTCATAATGCGCCACTTTGCATTATATAGTTGTCATTAAGGGTGTGGGACTTCCCACTTAGACACCCATATTCCATTAGAGCGGATTGCCAATCTGGAACACATTGATGGTACAAGTTGCTCCTGATGTAGGCAAGGTAGCGGCAGAGAGAACAATCTTTGCTTCTCGGGCGCTAACCAAAACCACGAACTCATAAATATAAGTAGCTGAGGTTGTGGAGGAATTACTTTCTTTATCAGAAGTATCCTGAGCATAAACCTGAAGCCTTTCACAATTGGTTTCGGTGGTAGTGAGCGCAAGCCCCGCAGTACTACTTCCGCGCCATGCAAGGCCGACATAGTAGTACCCGGATTGAACGTTCACGGGAAAGTTAATAGTATCGTATCCTGCACCAGTTGCCGTGATGCTAAGAGCCAAATTTCCAGAATTGGAAGTAATGACTGAACTAAGTATATTAGTATTAGTATATGCACCATTTGGGTAATGGGCAAATTGGGAGGTATACGAACCTGCAACGAGTCTTGGTTTAAAAAACTCGACGTCATATGTGACCCAGAGTTCACCGCAAATGGAGGCTTGTTGTGCGCCTACACTTGCAATGGTGGTGCGACCAAGATCATAAAACCTTGCGTCTTCACCACTGGGTACGGCTCCATTTCTGACGTATTGCATTCTGACGGATTTTTCAAAAGGAGCACATTCAATAGGATGAATCATGCTCTCGGCGGGACAGGCGGAGGTGGAATATTCATAATTTTCCATCTCTACCTTGTTAATGAATGAATTATCCAACGAGTTGTACTGGGTGGCAAGTATATTGACACCCAATGCAGTATTTGTTGAGGCTAAGGCCACAGCAGATGTGGACTTAAACTCAAAGAGTAAACCATGAAACTCATACTGTTGGAAATTTTGCGCAATAGAGGATAGCCAGGGAAAAGAAGTACTCAACCCGGGATTTAAGGCAAATTCGGTTGACACAAAAGTAGTGCCTGACTCGATATCGCCTAAAAATTCTCTATGTGCTATGCGCACGCCTCGGCCATTCCTTGAAAACACTGGAACAGAGTTTCCTTTAACGAGAGAATTAGCGTTAATATGGTAATCCCCCATGCCCGATACTTTTGATAACCACGCTCCGGCTTTTTTACCGTAACGTGAACCTTGACGTGAATTGCCAAGGTATCCTCCAGCGACTCCTCCAATACCGGAGGAGGCGTCAATGATGGCCGCTTTGGCCATCTGCCGCACCATAGCCTTGATGGCGCGACTAGTCTTTCTTTTCGATCCTGATTTTCTTGAATTATTTTTGGTAATAACATAATTTTTACGATAACAACCTATCAAATTGCCATCAACGAAATTTACCAACAAAATGTTGTAAAGGTAATGCATAACAACTCTAACGAAAAAGTTGGGAAACAAAACCACCAAGCCGGTGTGTATAAAAAACGGAAACACACTCCGGTGACCGTAGCATTCAATTAAGATGATTAAAAACATCCCGATAAAACTAACGGATTTTATCGCTTCCTCAATTAAAGGAGAAAGTAATTCCGCGAAATCCCAAGCCATTGCTGGCGTGGAAATCGTGGGTTCGTCCCTTTTTGTGTAACTTGCCTCACAAAAAACGTCATTTCCACTGTCAATAGAAAACCCTCGGTGGAACAGAGGATTGGTAAGAACGAGTGGAAAATCTTCGATTTTTAAGTTACTAAACACTTCAGTAACCTGCAGATAATCTTCTAGAGACCAGCCATATTTGGAAAGGAAAAATTCAATTGCATCAGGAGTAACTTGATGTACAAAAGAAGAAGACGTTTTCCAAGGCTGTTCTTTCGGAAGAATGGCGATAAGGTCTGATTTAGAGAGGGAATCAAAAAGTTCTCCCAAAAGCGGCACATGTCCGCAAATAGGAAGCATTGATATAACAGTGCCCTTCAAAAGACCAGGTAAATTCTTTGAAGGGTGATGATGATAATTCACTCCGAATTTCGATAAAATTCGGAAAGGATTAACACCCCACTTGTATCCATCTTCTATGGGATAAAAAGACCCACTGCAGTAGCCCAACTCACTAATGTGATGGACTTCCTTGATTTTGACTGTCATACCCAATTGGGAATACAGTTCAATAATCTCGGGTACTGAAATGTCTGAGTTCGTGCCAAGATAACCATCATCTCCTTTGGCAATGAACAGGCCATCTCCAAAAACAAAATTGGAGATGCAAAGGTTGAGCAAACTGTTAAAACTGGAGGTCCACATGTCACCAGAACGACGACCCCAATCACAGCTAAATTCCAACCCTCTTTTCCCATAACCTGAAACTTTTGTCCAATGTTGCAGCATTTGGTTGACTTCTGCTGGACGGTCAGGGAAAGTGCTGACAAACCATCGTTCCAACAGCAGCATTTGATTAGAAACACTACCGTCAAAATTGGATACGTCAACTTCATAAACGTGCTTGTATTCGAAACATCGCAAGGCCAAATGACCTAATTTGCACGCATCGAATCCGTTATCATACAAAAAATTTCCTTCTTTAAACATAGAAGCAACAAATTTTGACATGGCAAAGAAGTATTCTCCTATCGCATACTGCAAAGGAGCTCTTCTGCCCATAATAATACGGGGCTTGAAGGCATCGGGAGTTTTACCTACGTAGATTTCATTTTTCACGAAAATATCCACTGGTATTTCACTAATCATTTTACTGATTGGTAGTGATTCCTCAAGGAGACGCCTTCTTGGACCAGTCAAATGTTCCAACCATTCATCCTTTCCGATGGTTGGGAACACACCAAATTGTTTCTTATTGTGAAGAAAAATTTTTGATGAGTCGACAAAATCACGCTCAACAACTGTATCTATGGTTCTATCGAATAAAAATCGAATCCTTAAACCATTGTACTGATCATGGTGACAACCAAGGGGAGCGGCTAAAGCAGCTCCATCTATGGTGCACCCATAAACTTGCATGTCCTTGCTATCGCAAGGGTGCGTGAAAAGGGTTTCCCCTTCTTTGATCGACAAAGTAGCACGTTGTGAGGGTTCTGGGAGACTAACACCTTGCGAACAACTACGCAAGACAGAAACAGTGTTAGCCAAAGTCAACACCCTCGGTTGATCGGTTGTAACGTCCATCCTGTACAGTACGAAGGCCAACGAATGGCCAGCCCTGCACCAGGCAAAAATGG